CATCTTCGGTTGGCTTCGCAGGTTTCAAAGTGATTATCCTTGACGAGTTTGATTATATGACTCCAAACGCACAGGCAATCCTTCGTAACTTAATGGAAACATTCAGTAAGCATTGCCGTTTCATTCTTACTTGTAACTACATTGAGAAGATTATTGACCCGATACAAAGTCGTTGTCAATCATTCGCTATAACCCCACCAACTAAAAAGGATGTGGCAGTTCAGGTTACAAAGATTATTGAGGCTGAGAAGATTAAGTTTGACATTAAGAATGTAGCAGATATTATCAATTCATATTACCCAGATATTCGTAGAGTATTAAATACTTGCCAACTACAATCGGCAAAGGGTGAGTTGAAAGTAGACCATAAGATAATGGTTGAATCGGACTTCAAATCAAAGTTAGTAGAACTACTGAAATCTGGAGATGATAAGAGAAACTTATTCCTTAAAATCAGACAAGCAGTAGCAGATAATAGATTAAACGATTATTCGGAAATGTACACAATGTTATATGAGAAGGTTGATGAATATGCAGCTGGAAATGTAGCAAACACAATACTTACTATTGCCGATGGACTTTCAAAAGATGCATTGGTAGTAGATAAAGAAATAGTATTTATGAGTACAATAATTCAAATTCTAAACATTATAAAATAAAACAAAATGGACGGACAACAAACGGGCGGAATGCCACTAAATTTTTCTCTAAATGATGCAAGAGACATAGCATGTGAATGTGGTAATAAAGTTTTTATGGATGGGTTCTCATTCAAAAAAGTTTCTAGATTAATTACAGGAGGAGCAAAGGATGCAGTATTGCCAATTCAGCTATATCTTTGTACTCAATGCGGTAAACCTCTAAATGAATTACTACCGGAAGAAATGAAAACTAAAACCTCAACAGAAGAGTAATATGGCAGCAAAAAAGTTATTTGACCATTTAACAGCTCTAACAGCAGAGCAAGACCCAAACTACTTCCAAAAGCTTTCTGAAGAAGATATTAAGTCGTGGAGTAACTTTATGATTAATAGATTTCTTTCAATGAAGCCAGAATGGGTTGAACTCATTGCTAGTCTACAACCACTAACTCAAACTCTTGAGCCGGAACAAATGTATAAATTGTATATTAATGTACTACCAAAGGGTAAGCAGTATCTAAAATATACAAAAGGAAAAGCTGAAGATAAGTATGAACAATTCTTAATTGATTTGATTAAAAAAGAATATGATTGCTCCGAAAGACATGCAATTGAGTATATTGAGATACTTTACTCAACTAGAGAAGGTAGAGAAAATATGAAATATATTTGTGAAAAATACGCAGTTCCTAAAAAAGAAATCACAAAATTAAAATTGAAAATATAGTTGGTAATACCAACTATTTTTCGTATATTACATTAATAATAAGTTATGGCAAGAGTATCATTTTCACAATATAGTATGTGGCACGGATGTCCACAACAATATAAGTTATCTTATATAGATGAACTATCACAAAGCGGTGGTTCTATTCACACAATTTTTGGAACAGCAATGCACGAAACCTTACAAGAATACCTTGATAAGTGCCTTCGTATTTCAAAATCACAAGCCGATAAGCTAATGGATTTGAAAGAAACTCTCAAACACAAAATGAGGGATTGCTACCTGAAAGAAGTTGAGGGTGAAATTGGAAATACTGATATATGTACGAAGGAAGAGCTTGTTGAATTTTTAGAAGATGGCAATCTTTTATTAGAATGGTTCCAGAAATCTAAAAACTTCAATAAGTTTTTTTCTTTGAAGCATGATGAATTAGTAGCAATAGAGCAACCTATAAACACAAAGATTACCGATAATGTAAACTTTTTGGGATTTATTGATATGGTAGTAAGAGATACCTTTAATGGTAGGTATCGTATTATAGATTTCAAAACCTCTACAAAGGGTTGGAGTAAATATCAAAAATCAGACCCGGTTAAAAACGCACAAATACTTCTATACAAAAAGTTTTATGCAGAATTATTAAGTATATCGCCGGATATTATTGATGTTGAATTTATTATCTTAAAAAGAAAGGTAATGGAAAATCCGGAGTTTGTTATTCCACGTATATCAAAGCACATACCAGCAAATGGTAAGGTATCAGTAAATAAAGCATGGAATGGGTTTAAGGAGTTTGTAGATACGGTCTTTGATGCCGAAGGTAATCGTAGAACTGATATAGAATATCCGAAAAAACCTACCAAACTATGTGAATGGTGTGAGTTCTGGCATAGAGGTTTATGTGATGCGAAAAAATAAATTAAACAATAATTATAGTAAAACAAGTTATGGCAAAAAAGAAAATACTGTTACTCGCAGATGATTTAAGAATGGCTAGTGGTATAGCCAATGTTTCCAAACAATTTGTATTAGGAACTGTAGATAAGTACGATTGGGTACAATTAGCAGCGGCAATTCAGCATCCAGATTATGGAAAAGTTTTTGACTTATCTGAAGAAATACAAAAAGTTACCGGAGTACAAGATGCAAGTGTAAAATTATATCCTTACAACGGTTATGGTGATGCTGATGTTATACGTCAACTTATGATGATTGAAAGACCTGATGCAATCTTACACTTTACCGACCCACGTTATTGGATTTGGTTATATGATATGGAGCACGAAATTCGTCAAACTACTCCACTTTTATTTTATCACATTTGGGATGATTTACCAGACCCAAAATACAATCGTGACTATTATGAAAGTTGTGATTGGATTGGTTGTATTTCAAAGCAAACATATGGCATCACAAAGCGTGTGTATGCTTGGGATAAGGAGCCGCAATGGAATACGGCAAAGGATTGGCAAGTGAGTTATGTACCACATGGTATCAATGATAAACTTTACAAACCCGTTGATGTTCCTGAAGATTTCAAAAAAAGTATATTTGGCGATAAAAAGTATGATTTTGTACTATATTGGAACAATCGTAACATTCGTAGAAAACAACCTGTTGATGTTGTCCTTGCTTTTGAAGAATTTGTAAAAGGTTTACCTGAAGAAAAGCGTGATAAGGTATGTTTATTAATGCACACTTCACCAATTGATGAAAACGGAACCGATTTATTAACCACAATAGAGCATCATTGTCCTAATTCAAAAGTTATATTTACACCCACAAAATACACAGAAGAGGGATTGAATAATCTTTACAATCTTGCAGATGTTACTATTAACATAGCCTCTAATGAGGGATTTGGATTGACAACGGCTGAAAGTGTTATGGCTGGAACGCCAATAATTGTAAATGTAACGGGTGGGTTACAAGACCAATGCGGTTTTAAGATGAATGGAAAATACCTAACAGCAGAAGATTATGTGAATATCGGATCTTTACATAATAAGAAAAAATATAAAGATACTGAATATGGTGAATGGGCAACACCAATTTGGCCAGTTCGTTCAACAGCCGGATCGGTTCCAACTCCATATATTTTTGATGATAGAGTTGATTACGCCGATGTAACACCTCTTATTCGTGAGTGGTACGATATGACTAGAGAAGAAAGAAAAGCAGCAGGATTAAAAGGACGTGAGTGGATGTTAGCAGAAGGTGGATTATCGTTGGATAATATGTGCAAAACAATGACCAATGGAATTGATACAGCGCTCAAAAATTTTGAACCAAGAAAAAAATACAAATTATTTACAGTTTAATAAAAAAGTTATATGAATAAACCTACATTAGTATTTCAGGGACCAGTAGCAACACGTAGTGGATATGGTGACCACGCTAGAGACCTATTGTATTCTCTTTATAAATTAGATAAATTTGATATTAAAGTTATTAGTACACGATGGGGCATGTGTCCTATGGATGCTCTTAACTATGATAATAAATTCCATAAATGGATTATAGATAATATAGTTCAAGGATTAAATGACAGGCCGGATATTTTTATGCAAGTTACGGTTCCAAATGAATTTCAACCAATAGGGTATTACAACATTGGTATAACAGCTGCAATTGAAACTACTATATGTGCAATAGATTGGATACATGGTTGTAATCGTATGGACTTAATTATTGTACCATCGGAACATTCAAAGGGTGTTTTAGAAGGAACGGCATATAATGAAAACGATAAAGTAACCGGCCAACTAATAAAGCATCATAAAATTGAAAAACCAATAGAGGTTCTTTTTGAAGGATTTGATGAAACGGTTTTTGGAAGGCAATCCGATATTAAAGTGGATGGATTAGATCAAATAAAAGAGGATTTTGCATATCTTTTTGTTGGACATTGGCTAAAAGGAAATTTCGGTGAAGATCGTAAAAATGTGGGCATGTTAATTAAAGCATTTGCTATGGCTTTCAAAAATGAAAAGAAAAAGCCGGCATTAATATTAAAAACATCATCGGCAACATTTTCTGTAAGAGATAGAGAACAAACTATGCGAAATATAAAATCCGCATTAGGTGAGGATTATGGTAAAGTCCCCGTATATCTTATACATGGTGATTTATCTATGGAAGAAATGAATGCATTATACCAACATTCAAAAGTAAAAGTAATGTTAAACTTTACAAAAGGAGAAGGGTTTGGTAGACCATTACTTGAATTTAGCTTAACTGGTAAGCCTATATTAGTAAGCGGATGGAGTGGTCATTTAGATTTTCTTAAAAAAGGTGCAGTTTTATTGGATGGTGATTTGAAACCTGTACATGAATCGGCCGCAGACCAATTTTTATTAAAAGAAGCTCGTTGGTTTAATGTAAATGTATCAAAAGCGTTGCCTGTTATGCGAGATGTATTTAATAATTACGATGAATACAAAAAAGGTTCAGAACAACTGGCGGTAGAAAACAAAAAAACATTTTCATTATCAGAAATGACCCGTGAATTTTCCAATATGTTAGCAAGGTACGATATTTATAATAAAAGTAAACCTAAATTCAAAAAGATTGAATTACCTAAACTTAAGAAGGTAGAGTTACCTAAACTAAAAAAAGTTGAGTAATGACAAAGTATGCAGCTTTATATAGAAAATACATAGAAGGTAAGTCAAAAATTACCAGATATGATATAAAAAAAAATAAATTTTACTTATTAAAGCAGTATATAAACATTGATAATAAAAAAATAAATTATTCGGAAGCAGAAGCTCCTATACTATTTGTTTTATTTGTTTCCAAAAAGAATGATTTAGTACATGCTGTGAAAGTAAATGAGGTATCGCCAACTTCTATTAAAAAATTATTTTCAAAATTCATTGATAAAGATACGCATGATTTGCAATTTGATAATAATGCTAAAAAAATGTACGAATCTTACCTAAAAAAAATACCTACTGTAACCAATGAAACATATAGAACTTATAAGTGGAGTGGTATGGTATCTGTATTTGATTTGAGTATTGATGAAGAAGCGGTTATTCCAAAAAAATATTTAAAACATAAAAAGTAAATGACACCACAAGAATTTGTTATATGGATGAGAGGTTTTACGCAGGGAGTTCATCACTATAATATAACTCCGGCTCAATGGGACTACTTAAAAGAAATACTTGAGCAAGTAAAACCATAAGAAAAAATAAAGTTATATGAAATTAAGTTACGCAGTTACAGTATGTAACGAGTTTGAAGAAACTATAAATCTTTTAACAACTCTATTAAATTACAAAGGTAAAAATTCGGAAATAGTAGTTCTATTAGATACACCAAAGGCGCCGCCTGAATTAATTGAGTATCTCGAATTACAAGCTAAATCAAATTACATAGACCTTATAGAATCTGAGTTTGATAATGATTTTTCTAACTGGAAAAATTTTCTTAACTCACAATGTAAAGGAGAATGGATATTCCAAATAGATGCAGATGAAATTTTAGAGCCTGAATTGATTGCTAATTTGGAAGATATATTAGATAGCAATACGGATAAAGATTTGATATTGGTTCCACGTATAAATATTGTAAATGGTATAACATCGGAGCATATTGAAAAGTGGGGATGGAATGTAAATGAAAATGGGTGGATAAATTTTCCCGATGTTCAGACACGATTGTATAAAAAATCGGATAATATTTTTTGGCAAGGAAAAGTACATGAAAGAATAATAGGTATAGAATCTTATACAAACTTTCCTATGGAAGAAGTTTATTGCTTAAAGCACATTAAGCAAATTGAAAGACA